CGCCCCCCCCGTGGCCCGCCCCCCCCTCTTTTACCCCCACACACACCCCCCCGGGTTGTGTCGTGCCCGGCGAGAGAATCGAACTCTCGCTATGCCCACCAGGGCCGGGCTACCGGCTTACGTCAGCTTTGTGAATGTGGCTAGGCTTTCCGCGCCTGGGTATTTTTGGTTTGCAGGTGTCGGCGGTTCGATTCCTTCCAGGTCTTCAAGCGCCTGCATTAGATTCTCACCTTCGATAATCAGCCTGTAGTGGTCCGTCTCACCCGCCACGTCTGAGTAGCTGAGCTCACCTAGCGGGACAGTGTCTATAACTTTCCCCTCTGAGGTATCTACCAGGCAACACACCAGCTCTACGCGACCCCCGGCTAGGTATTCTGCTACGTCATGAGCATATTCAGCATCCCACCCGATAACGTAGCCCGCACTGAACCCAATGCGCCCTTGAGACTTGACGGGGCAGATGTAGGCCGTATGTCCGTCATCCTTTACATGGGGGAAATACTGTAACAAGTCGTACTTGACAGCCGCCTTAGCTAGGTGCTCCAAACCTCCAAAGGTGCCCTCCCTTAGGTAGTCCTTCACAATCCTGGAGGTCAGGCTTTCGCTGTATAAGCTTTCCTCAGTCCAAAGTACGGACTCATAGGCTAACTCTATGTGGTCTGAGTAGTCTCCACACTGCCCTAGGGGACTCAGGGGCCACACCGTTATAGTCAGCTGCCGACACGCGCCAATGTCCTTTGTGTATAGCGTCTTGCGCTCCGCCTCTTCATACGACGGTTCTACAAACTTTATACTTTTCATTTTTATACTCTTTCTTAAGGGTGAGTGCCCGCCGGTGGAATCGAACCACCGGTGCCGCATACATATGCCCCTAGTGCGCGGCCGCAACCATGTGCGGGCTAATCAGTGACGCGGGCGGGATTATCGAACTCAACGGATCACTAGGGGGATGGGTTTTCACGCGCCCCGCGTCACTCTCTATACGGTTATCAATCAGCTAGCCCTAACCAGAATTTCCCCTCTGTCACTGGGTGCCCCCTGGCGGCTCTAAAGTCTTTGTTGCTTCTGCAGCTGTCTATGCTGCTTTCGCCTTCTCTCGGGTGGTTACCATGTCGCTAAGCTCTAGCCCGGTTGCCCGGTGCAGTCTCGCTAGGTGCCCGATGCTCGGGCCTCGCCCTACACCGTTGCGCCAGTTCGCTAGCGTGTTCACTGATACTCCGAGGAAGTTTGCCAAGTCTGAATTGGTGTCTAATCTCAGGTTTGCTTTAGCCATCCTGAGAACATCGGGGTTCAGAATCTCAATCACTGTTGTTACCTCTGATTCACTTTCGTTCTCCCGTTGCCGGGTGGCTGTGTAACCAGCATACACCAAAATTTTTGTAGAAAATGACAATTTTTTGGCGATTATTCACAAAATTTTGTGAATTTCGCATGTTTACGGGGTAAAAACGGCCAAAAAAATTTTCACAACCAGAAAAAACTTAAACAGAAGGTGTAAAGTTAATTGCATGAGCCTAGGAAACTACATAAAACAAAAACTTGGACTATCCGTAACCGCCCTGTCCAGGGAGACAGGGCTAGAGTACAACTCCCTCTACCGGCGCATGCGCGGCGATCAGCCCTTCACCATCGACGACATGGTAGCGATCCACCGCGCAACCGACCTTGACCTGCTAGAAATGCTCAAGGCCAACGGTTCGATCACCCCCGCCGAGGTAGCGGAACTACGGGCCACACCCGCACCCGACCTCACCCACGCAACAGACAGCGCGCTAGGGGCCGAAGTCTTCCGCCGCCTCACCGAAAAACGCGAGGTAGACCCGTGGGAAACACTCACCGCCGCCTACGCGGCAGCATAGAGGAACAAGAACACAGCGAGGAGTAACAACATATGGCGCGCCCACCCCTGCCCATCGGCTCACACGGCCAAATCACGGTGCGAAAGACGAAAGGCGGGGCGTGGGTAGCCCGCGCCACCATGCGGGATGTCACCGGAAAACGCCGCGACATCACCGCACAAGCACCCACCAGAGCCGCGGCACACACCAAACTACAAGCCAAAATCGCGGCAAACGCCAGCGGCCCAGCCGCACCGCAAACACTAGGCGATGCTATCGACGCCTGGCGCGACACATACGCAGGGAAATCCCACAACACCATAAAGCAGCGGGAGCAAATGGTGCGGTTGCATCTCACCGAATGGAGAGACCTGCAGCTAATCGAATGCACCGTGCCCACGCTAGACCGCATCATAACGGCGGCGGCCAAGCCTAGACGGGTAACCAGCATCAACGGCAAAAGAATCACTATCGGCGGCGTATGGGCCGCTAAAACAGTCCGAACAGTCCTAAACCTCATAATGCAAGAGGCCGTGCGATCAGGAACCATACCGTATAACACGGCGGCCGCTACCCGTGTGCCGCACACCCCACGGAAAAAGGCGCGCGCCCTAGCCCCTGCCGAAGTCAGGGAGATAATCGACATCGTAGATGCCGCCTCAGCACCCAACATCACCGGCTCCGGCCGGGCGCATTTTTGGTTCCCTGACATGGTGCGCGTGCTAGCTGGAACCGGCCTGCGCATCGGTGAATGTGTCGCCCTCAAATGGGCAGACTATGACCGGGTGCAGCGCACCCTGCACGTGCACGCCACCGCTATTATGGTGGGCGGCACGCCGGTATGGCAGGACAAGACTAAGACGGGTGCCGAGCGTGTAGTGCATTTGCCGTCCTGGTGTGCCGATGCCCTGGATGCGCGGGCGCGGCGGTTCAAAGCCAAAGCTGGGGATTACATTTTTGAGAACCGGGACGGCGGCATGATTAGTCTAGGCACGCCTACTAAGCGGCTGCATGAGATGCTGCCCGGCCGGTTCGCATGGGTTACCCCGCACACTTTCCGCAGGACTGTTGCAACGACCCTTGAGCGTGAGCTAGGGATAGAGGCGGCGCAGGCGCAGCTCGGGCACGCCTCTGCATCCACGACGCAAATTTATGTGGCCAGGAGGACTATGGCTATCTACGGTGGAGCGCTTGAAAAATTGGGTGGTAAATTGGGAGGTCACGAGAAACTCACGGAAAACGAAATGCATTCTAGTGAATTGCCGGAGGGGCAAAATGACCCGGTTGAGCGCTTGATAGCTGAGCTTGAGGGGGTTGCCGTGAATCCCAGTGAATCCCAGTGAATAGGCACATTAGATATGTAGGAAATATCTATATAAACCCCGGAAACCCGGGGTTTTTCTTTGTGTTCGGGTGCCTAGTCACGGTTTACTCACGTTTTTGCCTTGTTTTTCTCCCGGTTTTGGCTTGAACCGATTCTATACGGTGTGTATAGTATTAGGTGAGGGGGTAATCCCCGAGAGCCATAACACAAAAACGATGGAGGCAACCAGAATGAAACCTGCAGCCGCATACATGATCGTCACCGAGCTATGGAGCGATGGTGTGAACCGCACCGCCCCCGGTGAAGGAAAATTCGCGGGCTACCGCACAATGGTGTACACACCTAAGGCCGTAGGGCACACCACGCGGCTAGGCAAAATCATTTCACGCTCATACGGGCGATGGGATGCTACCTTTTCCGCTACTGATGCGGTAGCGGCGCACGGTGAGAACCTGGCCGCCCTGGTTGGTGTACGTGGCCGCTATACGGTTGATGCTCTTGATGCTGAGGTGGCGCGTGAGATTACCGGTGATGCGGTGGGCGGGTACGCCATCAGCCTAAAGTGATTAGTTTCACTCGTAATAACTTGTATACGGACTATACGCCCTGTATAGTATTAGATGTAGGGGAAACCACCCCACAAGAAACAACAACAACCTAAGGAGCCGTGAAATGGCACGCACCTATTCAACCCGCAGCGAAGCTATCTACCGCGAAATCATCGAAGCTATCGAGGCCGGAGACGCAACCCGCGAAGAATACGACATCGACGCAATCGCAGACGCCGTACTAGGCGACTATGAAGACGGATTCGCCCTCAAAGTAGAGGAATCCGAATTTTGGGACACAGTAGCCGCATACGCGATCTAACCCAATAAACACCCGAAAGCCCCGCCCACCACGGGCGGGGCACCCAAAAAGGAGCAACACAATGAAAAACCTCAAAATCAAGCGAGTTCGCCGCGGCTACCACTACATCATGTTAGACGGCGAGCAGGTAGGCACGATGGAACGCAGCGAAGGCGGCCCTACCCCCGCAGAAGGGCAATGGTTCGCCTACTGGTGCCCCTCAGATGCAGACATGATGGCTAACCAATGGGATAGGTGGCCTCGGGCATGCGCACGTGGGCGCACAATGGCCGAATGCCTCAAAGAATTTGCACGCAAATACTAAGACAAGGAACAGCACAATGGAGAAACAGTACACCGCCCGCGTAATCGAAAACGGGAAAACCACCGCAGAACGTACCGGATCACTACGGGAACTAGTGCACTGGGCATACAACGACCGCATCGGAGACTACTCACGCCACATTGAAGAGGGTGAACTGCATGACACCCCCGAAGGTGCCTATGAATGGTTCATCGACCTCCCCGAGGTACAACAGCATGTACGTGAAAAGCTAAGCTCACACGAGCTAGAAACCTGGTGGGACGACGACGAAGGAACATATGTAGTGCTGCACACCGAGCCTATGCCGCTAACGGTTGAGGGGGTAGCCGCCTACATCACCCGCAGCGAAGAAAGCGTAAGCCACCACGGCAACCAATGGTGGGTAGAAGTCAAACCAGCCGAATAGAAAAAAGGAGGGGGGGCGCGCCCAACGCTGTAGCATTCTTATTTTAATTCACTATATTTAAGCAAAACAA